AGCCAAAGAAAGTCTGCCGTTGCCAGGAAACGGGCCGCTGCCAATGTGGGACCTAAGCCAACAAATGTTAAGACATTTACTAAGAAATACTATGGTGGTATGATCGACGTATGAGCAAATTTAAGAGAACAGATAAGAAGAGGCCTATATTAGTAAATAAACAAACTAAAATTTTTGATTTATTTCCAGGCGGCGCATATGCTTCAGGACTTAAAGTAAAAGATTTTAAGGGTGTAATGAAATCTAGAAAAAAAGGTAATAAGATGGGTGGTGTGATTAAAGCTAGTGAAGGAGTAAGCGTATCTCCTAAAATGACAGACTACACAAAAAATTTAATTGGTAAAGCAGATCAAGGTTTAGGTAAAGCTATTACGCAAGGTAAAAATTTATTAGGAGCTATTGGAGCTAAAGTAAAAAGAGCAGGTGAAATTATGAAAAAAGGCCCAAGCGCCGTGCGTCCTACAAAACCTGCAGGATTGCCTACAAAAGCT